CTTGTAAGTCAACACAGGACCCATTCAATGAGTTTGTTCGATAATGATAATCAATCTCATTCAATAGGATGCTCAGAGTTCTGACGCTAAAATCAACGTAAATGATAACTATTATCAATTGTGGGTGAAATTGGACCGCAAACAACTTAAATGATAATCATTATCACGTGGGTCCTTCCTGAGGGGGGTCTGCCACGGGGCGGCGAACTCGCGGAAAACGGCTAGTTTTCATTATCTAGGGTCATCATCATCATCCGCGCAGGTTATTGATTTTACTATTGCCTGTTTTAGCAAGATGTCGAATTGGTTAAAAAGCGTTCACCATCATGGACCAAGAAATCGCCTCTCTCAAACTCAACATTAACCAGCTTGCAGGGATAACGGGCGTGCACAGGCAAACGGTCGCCGTGCGCCTTAAAAATGTTGAGCCAGCCCCAGGAAGCAATGCAAAGCTGAAGCTCTTTGCAGTGATAGATGTGTTGACCGAACTAATGATCCCCACCGTTTCGGGTGATGTAAACGAAATGACCCCGTCCGATCGGCTTTCTCACTGGAAGGCGGAAAATGAACGCATCGAGTTTGAGAGAACAGTAGGCCAGCTTATCCCTGCTGAAGATGTCGCTCGAGAATTTTCGATGATGGCAAAGGCCGTTGTTCAGGTACTCGAGACCCTGCCGGACATATTGGAGCGCGATTGTGCGCTGGCGCCGGCGGCGGTCATGCGGGTGCAAAACATCATTGACGATCTGCGGGACCAAATTGCGCAAAAGGTCATTGACGCAGAACAGGAGGAGGAAACGACTGAGGAGGATTGATGGCAAAGCGGGCGACTGCCAGGGACATCCGAAAAGATGTGGCTGGCATACTTAGAGCACCGCGCCGCATGCAGGTTGCCGATGCGGTTAGCCAGTTTATGCGTGTGCCGATGGGGGCGGGCAACTCGGTCCCCTGGGATCCAAATCTGGCACCCTACGTTATTGAGCCAATGAACTGCCTGGCTTCGCGAGAGTACGATGCTGTCGTTTTCATCGGACCGTCGCGAACCGGTAAAACCATCGGTCTCATTGATGGCTGGATTGTCTATAACGTGGTCTGCGATCCTTCAGATATGTTGCTTGTCCAGATGACCGAGGAAAAAGCGCGTGAGCACAGCAAGAAGCGTCTGGATCGCACGTTCCGTAATAGCCCAGAGGTCGCCAAAAAGCTAAGTCCACGACGCAATGACAACAATGTCTATGACCGAACCTTTCGTGCCGGGAACTACCTAAAAATCGGCTGGCCATCGATAAATATCATGTCCTCGTCTGACTATAAATGCGTAGCGCTAACTGACTATGATCGCTTCCCAGAAGATATCGACGGCGAGGGCGATGGCTTTACCCTGGGTTCAAAGCGTACTACGACGTTTATGTCCTCGGGTATGACGCTGGTGGAGACTTCACCTGGCCGAGATATCAAAGACACTAAATGGAAACGCAGTTCTCCGCATGAGGCTCCGCCGACTACCGGAGGGTTATCTTTATACAATCGAGGTGACCGTCGCCGGTGGTATTGGCCATGTCCTCATTGCGGAGAATATTTCCAACCCTCAAGGGACGTGGTTCAGGGGTATCAAGGCATTAATGACCCGGTTATCGCCAGTGAGTCGGCATACATTGAGTGCCCGCATTGCCAGGCAAAAATCATGCCCAGCGAAAAACGTGCATTGAATATAAAGGGAGTCTGGCTACGGGAAGGGGAGCGAATTAATACTGCGGGGATTAAGACCGAGGTAGCGCGTCGTTCGCGCATCGCCTCATTCTGGATGGAGGGCCCAGCCGCCGCCTATCAAACACTTTCTCAACTGGTTTATAAGTTGCTGTCTGCCCAGCAGGATTACGCTATGAACGGCAGCGAGGAAACGCTGAAGGCCGTAACCAACACTGACTGGGGTCTGCCGTATTCTCCTCAATCCAGCCTTGAACAACGTAAATCAGAAACCCTGATGGCACGTGCGGAAGGCGTGGCTAAGCGCAGCGTGCCAGATGGCGTACGCTTCCTGGTTGCCACGGTTGACGTACAGGCAGGGAAAAATCGCCGCTTTGTCGTGCAGATCACTGGGTATGGCACCCATGGCGAGCGCTGGATAGTGGACCGCTATAACATACGCCAGTCAATGCGCACCGATCACAACGGCGTGAGTCTGCCTATTGACCCTGCGGGATATCTGGAGGACTGGGATTTGCTCAGAACCGATGTCCTCGACAAAGTCTGGCCAATGGACAGCAACCCTGAGGTGGGGATGTCCCTGCTGGCAATGGGCGTTGACTCAGGCGGTGAAGACGGAGTGACGGGAAATGCTTACGATTTCTGGCGCAGATGTCGCCGCGATGGCGTGCATAAACGCGTATATCTGTTTAAAGGAGACAGTATCACGCGCAGTAAATTGATTACTAAAACCCTGCCAGACAACACCGACAGGCCGAACCGCCGTGCAGAGGCGCGAGGCGATGTGCCTTTATATCTTCTGCAAACCAATTCGCTTAAAGACCGGATCAGCAACGCGCTCGACCGTGAAACGCCGGGCGCTAACTATGTGCATTTTCCTGACTGGTTAGGGGAATGGTTCTATGACGAATTGACCTACGAAGAGCGCGACATGCATGGCAAGTGGGAGAGGCCGGGGAAAGGCGCTAACGAGGCGTTCGACTTGATGGTGTATGCCCACGCATTGGTTATTTTGCGAGGCTATGAACGGATCAACTGGGATAAACCGCCTGACTGGGCTAAACCGGTTGAAGTGTTAAGTCAACCTGCCGCTGTAGAAAAACCTGCCGCTATCCCGCAGACCAAAACACCGAAACCTAAAAAACAGAAAACCCTTAAAGAGGATAAATCCTCCGCATGGGCACCATCGACAAAAGGAGGCTGGGTATGAATCAGGCCGATATTGAAGACATGATCCAGCAATACCTGAGCGCTGAAAAAAGCGGTTTTGCAGGGGAAGTCTATTACGTTTAATGGGCAAGCGATGACCATGGAAAATCTCAGCGATATCACCAAGGGACGCGAAGCCTGGGAGCGTCGCTTAAGCCGTTTTTGTCGGCTAAAAGTGGCAGGCCGCAATACAAATTGGCGAGGTTTCCACGATGAGCCTTTTAGATGATGCGATCGGCATTTTCTCGCCTGGCTGGAAAGCCGCCCGTCTACGCTCCCAGCTGGAAATCCGAGCTTATGAGGCGGCATTGCCAACGCGAACTCACCGGGCAAAGCGTGAAAGCCGCAGTGCCAACCAAATGAATCAATTTGGCGGTCGTTCGTTACGGGAGCAGGCAAGGTGGCTCGACAGTAACCATGATCTCGTCATCGGATTGCTTGATAAGTTGGAAGAGCGGGTGGTGGGCTCGAGAGGTATCGTCGTCGATCCTCAACCACTGCTCAAAACAGGGCTTTTAGCCGATGAGCTTTCAAAGCAAATCAGGGCCGCATGGGCCGAGTGGTCGGTATCCCCAGAGGTGACCGGGCAATTTACCCGGCCTGTCCTGGAAAGGCTCATGGCTCGTAGCTGGTTACGCGATGGCGAGGTATTCGGCCAGATAGTCAGTGGCAATGCGATGGGGCTTACCCCTTCGGCCAGGATACCTTTCTGGATTGAAGCGCTGGAATCAGATTATGTCCCCCTCGAAGCCAATGATACCGGCGTGGGAATGTGCCAGGGCGTTTTTATGAATGCCTGGGGATGTCCCACTAAGTATCTGGTGTATAAAAACCTGGTCACGTCAGGTATTGCACTGGGAAATACCAAAGAAATCCCTGCTGAAAATATGCTGCATCTTAAGTTCTCTCGCCGCTTGCATCAGGTCCGGGGGAATAGCCTGCTTTCCGGCATCTTAATTCGTCTCAGTGCCCTGAAAGAATATGAGGATTCAGAGCTTACTGCCGCAAGGATTGCTGCCGCGCTAGGCATGTATATCAAAAAGGGGGACGGACAATCATTTGATGAACAAAATAATACGAAAGACCGGGACATGAATATCGAGCCGGGCATGTTGTTTGATGAGCTACTGCCCGGTGAAGATATTGGCATGATCAAGTCAGACCGCCCAAATGCGAACTTGGAGAACTTCCGTAATGGACAGCTCAGGGCAGTGGCAGCAGGCAGTCGCAGCAGCTTCTCCAGTATTTCTCGTAACTATAACGGTTCCTACAGCTCGCAGCGTCAGGAGCTGGTGGAGTCGTTTGAGGGGTATAGCATTCTTCAAGATGCATTTATCGCTGCAATCACACGGCCAATGTATCGAAACTGGCTGAAAATGGCGATCGCCACTGGCGTTATCAACGTGCCTGTCGATGTCGATAAAGACACGTTGTTCAACGCAGTGTACAGCGGGCCGGTAATGCCATGGATTGATCCTCTCAAAGAGGCTAACTCATGGCGCGTACTCCTGCGTGGGGGGGCGGCTACTGAAGGTGACTGGATCCGAGCGCGAGGGGCGAATCCAGGGGATGTTAAACGTCGCCGCAAGGCGGAAATCGATGAAAATAAAGAGCTGGGTTTAGTTTTTGACACCGACCCGGCTAACGACAAAGGGGCGGACAGTGCGCAAGAGCTTCAGCAAGACAAGAAAGAATAACCTGTTTATGTCACCGCGTGCTTCTGCCGCCGACAAAAGCTGGTTCAGAATGAAAGCCAGCGGTGAAAAGACGGCTGATATTTTCATTTACGACGAAATCGGTTACTGGGGCGTTACCGCCAGAATGTTTGCCAGCAGCTTGAAGTCCCTTGGGGATCTGGATCATATCAACCTGCATATTCACTCACCGGGTGGGGATGTCTTTGACGGGATAGCCATTTATAACCTGTTGAACAGCCATGCTGCGTCGAAAACGGTATATATCGATGGCCTGGCCGCATCCATGGCTTCAGTCATTGCGATGGTGGGGGATCCCATCATCATGCCGGAGAATGCGATGATGATGATCCACAAACCCTGGGGAATAACCGGCGGCGACGCCAATGATATGCGCGATTATGCTGACCTGCTGGACAAAGTCGAAGACGTGCTCATCCCTTCCTATGCCAAAAAGACGGGCAAAAGCACCGACGAGCTGGCTGCCATGCTGGGAGAAGAAACCTGGCTGACGGCACAAGAGTGTCTGGAACACGGTTTTGCCGATCAATTATCAACTGCGGTTCAGGCAATGGCCCGCATCAACTCAAAACGTATCGAGGAATTCGACGCTATGCCAAACTCACTCAAAAACATGATCACCAAGCCACGGGGATCAGCTCAGCAGCCAGTCCCGGTATCTGATCCGGCTCCGCAGGGTAATCAACCACCCGTGGCGATTGATGAGAATGCAATTCGTAATCAGGTCATTACGGCGCAGAAACAGCGTGTGTCAGGAATTAAGGACCTGTTTGCCATGTTTGGTGGAAAGCATCAGGAGCTGCAAGCCGAATGCATCGAGGATATTGACTGTTCTGTTGAGCAGGCAAAAGACAAGCTGCTGACCCTGTTGGGTAAAGACTCCACGCCGTCGAATAAAAATGGTAAAACCCACATTCATGCAGGCAACGGCAATTTTACCGGTGACGGTATCCGCCAGGCACTTATGGCACGTGCAGGTTACGAAGACCGCCAAAGCGATAACGTTTATAACGGCATGACGCTACGCGAATATGCGCGCATGTCTTTGACAGAGCGTGGCGTGGGCATAGCGGCTTTTAACCCGATGCAAATGGTGGGGCTGGCTATGACCCACAGTACGTCTGATTTCGGCAATATTTTGCTTGATGTGGCAAATAAATCCCTGCTGCAGGGCTGGGAGGAAGCCGACGAAACGTTTGAGGAGTGGACCAAGAAAGGCCAGCTCTCAGACTTCAAAACCGCTCATCGCGTGGGTCTCGGTGGTTTCCCGTCGCTGCGCAAGGTGCGCGAGGGGGCGGAATATAAGTATGTGACCACTTCGGATCGTGGTGAGACGATTGCACTGGCGACTTACGGCGAAATTTTCTCTATCACGCGTCAGGCGATCATCAACGATGATTTGAACCAGATGACCGATATTCCCCTGAAAATGGGCCGCGCGGCCAAAGCGACAATCGGTGACCTGGTCTATACCGTCCTGACAGCTAATCCAAAATTATCAGACGGCAAAAATCTGTTCAGCACCGATCACAAGAATCTTGCATCAGGCGGTGTTGACGTAAGCAGTTTAGATGCTGCGCGTCAGTTAATGCGCACTCAAAAAGATGTGGGTTCTAATCGCCCGTTGAACATTCGACCTGCCTTCATGCTGGTACCGACCGCACTGGAAACCGCGGCTAACCAGACCATCAAATCGGCCAGCGTCAAAGGGGCAGATGTTAACGCCGGGATTATTAACCCAATCCAAAATTTTGCCACGGTAATTGCCGAGCCGAGGTTGGATGATAACAGTGCCAAGGCCTGGTATCTGGCCGCTGCACAGGGCATGGACACCATCGAGGTGGCTTATTTGAATGGCGTGGACTTGCCATACATCGATCAGCAGGAAGGTTTCAACTCAGACGGCATCGCAACCAAAGTGCGTATTGACGCCGGTGTTGCGGCACTTGATTACCGCGGTCTGGTTAAATCCTCCGGTCAGTAACGCTGAATTACCAAGCTCCGCCAATGCCCGTCAGGGCTTTTTTTATGTCTAAAATTCGGCCCTCAGGGGCCGTTTGGAGAAATTTCAATGGCTACGAATTTTGTTCAGAACGGTAACACGCTCACCATCATCAACGGCGGCTCAGTGGAAATCCTGAGTGGCGACATTGTGCCTGTCGGTGACATTGTGGCCGTGGCCATTGCCAATATTCCTGTCTCGGGTACGGGTGAAGGCCTTGCCGCCGGCGTTTTTCAGCTTCCAAAGCTTGCCACAGATGCGATCCCCGCAGGAACAAAAGTGTATCTGAAGGCTGATGCCATCCAACTGGATGCTACCGATGCCATATTTGCGGGTTATGCCTGGGAGAGCGTCGTAGCGGGGGATACCCTGATCGACGTAAAAATCAATGGCTAATCTGTTCGACGCTCTTTCTGCGCGGATGGACAGTGTCACGTTGCAGAGATTAGGGAAGCCCGTCGTGATCGAGGGTAACCAACTGGTTGCCGTCGAGGCCCATTTCCTTCCTGAAATGGGGCCTCTCATCGGCGATGGGCTCTCTCTGGTGCTATTTTCAGGCGACTACACGCCGCGAAAAAAACGACACCGTTTCCTATCTGGGGCAGGAATACGTCATCACGCGCACCCAGTTATTTAATGGAAAACCTCATATCTGGATTGAATAAGGGGGAGGTATGTCTATCACAGGGCTTGAGCAGGCGCTGAGTAATTTGAACCGCATAAGTGAGACAGCCGTGCCCAAGGCTTCAGCGCAGGCGGTTAACCGGGTCGCAGGGCGGGCAGTGAGTCGGAGCAGCTCACGAGTTTCCAGGGAAACCAACGTGCCCCGAAAGTTGGTCAAGCAGCGTGCGCGCCTAAAAAAAGCCACGCCAAAACGCCCGGTTGCCACGTTAAAAATTAACCGGGGCAATCTCCCTGCTATCAAGCTCGGCGCTGCACGCATGCAAATTTCTCGCAAGAAAGGGAACGTGAAGGGGAAGGGCAGCGTGCTGAAGATCGGAAAATTCACGTTTCGCAATGCGTTCATCCAGCAACTGGCAAACGGTCGATGGCAGGTGATGCAGCGAAGTGGCAAGACACGTTATCCGATTGACGTCGTAAAAATCCCCCTCACTGATCCTTTGACTGCAGCCTATAAAGATGAAACCAAGGCGCTTATGGCAACCGAGATGCCGAAAGAGTTGCGGGCGGCGCTCAATAACCAATTGAGGTTAATTATTTCCCGATGATCAAGCATCCCCTTATTCGTCAGGCGGTTTTAAATGCCCTGAAACAGTCCATTTTGGATGAAACCATTACCTGGTATGACGGACGTCCGGCGTTTATCGAAGCGAAGGACTTGCCCGTCATCGCTGTTTACATCAGTGATGCTGCCGCCACGGGAGAGACGTTGGATTTAGACGAGTGGTCGGCCTTGCTGCACATCGAAGTTTTTCTTAAAGCATCGAGCCCGGATTCGATTCTGGATAGTTGGGTCGAAGGGAAAATTTATCCGGCACTTCAGGACATTCCAGCGCTGGCGGAGCTTTTGCAAACGATGTCAGCTCAGGGCTATGACTATCAGCGTGATGATGAGATGGCAACCTGGGGATCCGCAGACCTGAGTTATTTAATCACCTACTTTATGTGAGGAATGTATGACCACACCAAATCCACTCGCGCCGGTCAAAGGCGCACGTACAACATTATGGGTCTATAAGGGGACGGGCGATCCCTATGCCAATCCACTTTCCAACGTTGACTGGTTCCGACTGGCACAAATCAAGGACATAACGCCCGGCGAGCTCACTGCTGATTCCTACGATGACAGCTACGTCGATGATGATAATGCTGACTGGACATCCACTGCCCAGGGGCAAAAATCTGCCGGTGAAGCCAGTTTTACTCTGGCGTGGAAACCGGGTGAATCCGGCCAGCAGAGTCTGGTGTCCTGGTTTGAGGAGGGAAGCGACAAGGTTTATAAAATCCTCTATCCCAACGGCGTGGCGGATGTATGGACCGGCTGGATAAGCAGCCTGGGGAAGGCCGTGACCTCTAATGAGGTGATCACCCGTACGGTGAAAGTGACCAATAAGGGGAAACCACAGCTGGCGGAGGAAAACATCGAGACGGTGGCGGTGACGGGAGTGACGGCTACACCCGCCGGCGTGGAGGTTGCGGTCGGTTCCGTTCAAACGGTGCAAATCGCTGTTCTGCCATCCACGGCTTCAGACAAAACGTTCATTGCATCCACAACTGACTCTTCTATTGCAACATTTTCCGTTGCGGAGGGTGTTCTCACCATTACGGGCGTGTCTGCGGGCAGTGCCAACATTGTTGTTTTGACGAACGATGGCCAGAAAGTCGCTATTGTTGCCGTGACAGTCTCGTAATCTTATTAGCCAGTAAATCGGGGCATTGCCCCGGTTTTGGAGTCGTCCATGTTTCTTAAAAGCGCGCCTTTTACCTTTAACGATGAAACCATCACGCTTTATGAGCTTTCTGCGTTGCAACGCATCGAGTACCTGAAGTATCTGGCAAGAGATGTGGTCCCTGAGGCTGAGCAAGAAAAAGAGTCGTCTGTTCTTCAGGCCGAACTGGTGGAAAAAAGCATTCGTGCCAGCGCTATGCTGGTGGCTATGTCCCTTTGGCAAAACGATACCCAGGGTCCTTCTGTTGAAGCGTTGAATCTGGTCTTGCTATCCAGTTGGCCCGTGACTGCCCTGGGAAAAGCGGACCAGCAGGTAAAGTCCCTTTCGGGGCTGATCCCAGAAGACCAACCCCCGCTTGAAAGCCACGAATATCAGTCTGAAGAGCCTGCACTATCGGCGGAAAAGTCTTAGCCGGTGAGCTTAGGTTTGTCATGCGCCTCGCCAGGGAGTTTAACCGACCTGACTGGCGCAGAATGCTTGCCGGTATGACGTCAACTGAGCTCGGGGAGTGGTGGGCATTCTATAAAGACCATTTTTTCCATGACAGCCTGATAGATGCACACTTTTCTAATTTAAGTCACCTCGCCGTCTCTTTAATGTGCAGCAAGCATGACCTGACCCCGGCCAGTTTTAGCCTTCTTCATCCACCCATATTGGGATCAGAACCTAGCGATGAACAATTGATGTCACTCGCTGAAAGCGTTAGCGGAGGAGTACGTTATGTCCCAGCCAGTGGGTGATTTAGTTGTCAATATTGATCTCGAAGGCGCAAAGTTTGATGAGCAAATTGCCCATGTGCGCAAGCAGTTCAGTGGGTTAGGCACCGATTCAGAGATTGCAGGTAACAAAGGGCAAGATGCCTTTAGCAAACAAGAGCTGGCGGCGAGAAAGGCTGGGATCTCGGTTGGCCAGTATAAAGCCGCAATGCGCACGCTGCCTGCCCAGTTCACGGACATCGCCACTCAGCTGGCCGGCGGGCAGAGCCCGTGGCTGATCCTGCTGGAGCAGGGCGGGCAAATTAAAGATTCGTTCGGTGGCCTCAAACCGACTTTTTCTGCTCTGCTAGGCACGCTTAACCCAGTCATGGTAGGCGTGGCGGGCTTGACAGTTGCCGTTGGCGCTTTGGCTTATTCTTTCGCAACCGGCCAGGCTGTCACCAGTGAATTTAATAAATCGCTGGTGATCACGGGTGACAGGGCGGGCCAGACAGCAAATAATTTACTGTTTATTGCCGAGGCGATGGATAAAAGCGGCACATCCTTTGGCAGTAGCCAGGCGGCCTTGATGGCGTTGGTGAAAGCGGGGGCCAATCTGGGGAGTAGTTATCAGGAAGTGGCAACAGACATAGCTAATCTCTCTGATGCGACGGGAACAAAGGTTGAAGCGCTCGCGCAAGTATTCGGAAAGATTACCTCTGATCCCGAGAGCGGGCTGAAGGCGATGGCCCAGCAGTACGGTAACGTGACTGCGCAACAGTTGGATTATGTGAGGTCTTTGCAGGACGCCGGGAAATATACCGAGGCGCTTGATTATGCCAACGGCGTGGCGGCACAGGGCTTTCGCACCATGTCGGGTGACATCAAAAACAACATGGGAGCATTGGAGACAGCGGCTGATGCCGTGGGTGACGCCTTCAAATCCATGTGGGACAGCCTGATGAGCATCGGGCGAGCCCAGTCTCTGCAATCACAGTTGGCTGATGCTACCGACAAGCTTTACGATCTGGATAAGGCATTAAGAAACACCGGCGCGCAGGGGCAACAGCGGTTAGGGCTTGAATCTGCGCGCGATCAGGCGCGTGAGGCCGTGACTTCCCTTACCGACCAACTCCATGCTGAACAGAAAAAAACCGAGGAAAAACAGAAACAAGCCACTCTGGAACAAAGCTCGCTTTTGAACCGGCAACATTTCGAATCCATCGCGGATGCCGGCTTAACGAAAGAGCAGCAGCGAACGGCAGAATATAAGCGCTTAAACGAGTATATCTCCGAGCGAAAAAAGCTTAATCAGGCCTTAAGCGATGACGAAATTGCCCAGATTAAAAAAGGCATAGAAGAACGGTATAAGGATCCCAAAGCACCCAAAGCCAAAGGCATCAGCGTTTCTGCTGGCGATCGGGCTTCCGACAGCGTGAGTGCCGAAACGCTCTCCTTGCAGACTCAGTTAAAAGTGCTGCAGCAGCATACGGTATTGGACGATACCATTAGCCAGCAGCGCAAAAATCTTTGGGAAACCCAGGCAAAATTCACCGTCCTTGAAGCGGCAGCTCAAACTCGCGCTTTGAGCAAATCTGAGCAATCGTTGTTGGCTGATAAAGACAAGGTGCTTGCCCAGGCTGAAGTTAACGCTAAGTTAGGGGATCAAATTGTTGCTCAACAAGCGTTAACCAAATTGCAGGAACAGTTGCGGGGTAAAGAGGAGAAAACGCTCACGCTCACCAAACAAAGACTCGATCTCTTAGACCGCCTTAAAGCCAGCGGCGGGATAACGCCCCAGGACTATGACAAGACGTCTCAGGACGTGGCAAAAAAATCCATCACGGATTTGCCTGATGATGTGAAAAGATCAATGCGTAAGTCTACGGAATTTGGCGGTGGGCTTGCAGGAACGTTTGGCGGTGACATCAGTCAATTAACTCAACTGGAACAGCAATCCAAAGAGTTACAAGCCTGGTACCAGAGCAATTTATCTGCATTATCAGAGTATCGACAACAGCGATCTGATCTTAATGCGCAATGGGACGATCAGGAGCTTCAGTTAAGAAAAAACAGGCCCAGGCTGAAAAAAATATCGAGCTCCAGAAGAATCAAATAGTCAATTCAGCTATAGAGTCGAGCCTGGGGTCAATGGTGGATATCACCCGCACGGCGTTCGGCGAAAAATCGGCAATTTATAAAACGGCTTTCATTGCAGATAAAGCTTATGCAATCGCGCAATCAATACTGGCTATTCAAACCGGGATTGCTCAGGCCGCCGCCAACCCCTTTCCTTATAATCTTGTGGCGATGGCCTCTGTTGCAGCCGCAACAGCCAGCATTGTCTCCAACATACAGTCAGTTGCATTAACCGGCATGGCGCATGACGGGCTTGATTCCGTGCCTGAAACAGGGACCTGGCTCCTTCAAAAAGGGGAGAGAGTAACAACGGCAGGCACCTCTGCAAAATTGGATAAAACGCTGGATCAGGTTAATCAGCAACGCCAGGCTGCGAATACGAAAGGCGGAGATTTTCATTTTTATAATTCGTTCACCGGTAAGCCAGATGAAACAACGATGCAGGCGATGGAGGCGAGCAGTAAAAGAATGGCCAGGCAGGTTAAAAAAGAATTAACGGCCGATGTCCTTAATCCCCAGGGAGAGTTCGGTAATTCCCTGAAAAATGTTTATCCAAACAGAAGGAAATCATAATGACAGATATTTATTATCCCCATGATTATCTGTCTTTGCCGCTCCAGAATGGTATTTCGTTCAAACCGGTCAGCCCCTTATTGCGCACTAATCAAACCTCAGGCCGTGCCCGGCAACGAAGACTTTATACCTCGGTTCCCACACAAACTCCGGTCAAATGGCTGTTTAAAACAGCGGGACAAGCTCAGCTCTTCGAGGCCTGGTATCGAGATAAACTGGCAGATGGATCTGCGTGGTTTTTAATGAAGTTAAAAACGCCTCTGGGATTAAACTTATATAAATGTCGTTTTACGGATATTTATGAAGGGCCAACTCTTACCGGTGGGCGATATTGGGTGTATTCGGCGACGCTTGAGCTTTGGGAGAGGCCAATACTCCCTTCCGAGTGGACGGATTTTCCTGAATTTATTGTCAATAGTGACATTCTTGATTTGGCCATTAACAGGGAGTGGCCGGGATCATGACGATACTCAACAGACTCTATGCCTCTGGGGGGACAGAGGTCATCATCCGCACGTTGCAGATCGTGGTGGGCGAGAACACTTACTGGCTAACACAGGGGTATGAGGATATTCACGCCAGATTAGAGAACGGCGCTGCGCAAGTATTCTCTGCCAGCGGTATTGATATTTCGCTGCCAGCCAGGAATGCTGATGGGACGCAGGATTTAAAATTTGCGATCAGTAATATTGATGGCGTTGTTTCGCTGGCCATCAGGAATGCCCTCAATAATTTGAGTACTGCGCAGCTTACTTATCGTTCCTATTTATCAACAGATCTTAGTGCACCAGCTTCCGTACCTTTTATGCTGAATATCAAGTCTGGATACTGGACGGCGACTGAAGTCCAGATCACTGCGGGATACATGAATATATTGGATACGGCGTGGCCCCGAAATCGTTATACCCTGCCTGAGTACCCCGGTCTGCGATATCTGAAGTAAGGAAAAACCATGTTTGTTGCTGATAAATACCTTTCTGTCCTCTGGCAGAAGGGCGGCAGGTCATATCCCGAACTTGACTGCTACGGGATGATTACAGAGATCAGGAAAGATTTGGGGCTTCCGGCTTGGCCGAATTTTGCCGGCGTGACAAAAGACGATGACGGACTTGATGTTGAGGCACGCGGGTTAATGAAACATCTGATGTTGTGCGAGCCTTGTGAAGGGGCTGGCGTAGCATGTTATTCAGGAAGCATGGTGACTCATGTCGGTATCGTGGTCATGTTCAATGGTGAAATGCATGTGGCTGAGTGCAATCCTAAAACGAATGTCACTTTCCTGCCTCTGGAAAGGTTTAAACGCCGGTATATTAGGGTGGAGTTTTGGCAATGACGATTAAAATATTCCCTTCACATCTTCGCGGTGAGCCTTTGGAATGCCACACCCATACCGCAATGACCTTGCATCACTGGTTTTCGAAAAATGTGGCAGGTTACGAATTAGGCAATCGCCAGCCTGTCGTTGTCGAAGTTAACGGTGAGAAAGTACCGGGTAAAGAATGGCCATTTTGCTACTTACAGCCTGAGAGTGAAGTCCGTATTTACCCGGTCCCTTTTGGTACAGGACTTGAAATTGCTGCCTGGGCAGCTATCGCGGTCGCCGTGGCCTCTGCAGCGTACTCAATTTATATGATGAGTTCGCTGGATACCGGTACAACCTCATCGACCGGTGATACCTTAAATCTCAACGCTGCCGAGGCGAATACCGCTAAGTTGGGCGATACCATAAGAGAAGTATTTGGAAAATACCGTATCTTTCCTGATTATGTTGTGCAGCCGGTTTCTCGATTTCTCAATAAAACTTCTTACGAAACCACGATGTTTCTTTGTCTGGGGAGGGGTAATTTTTCCCTATCCAATGGGGACATCAAAATTGGTGCTACGCCGATTTCATCGTTTGGGAGTGATTTCAGCTATGCCCTTTATCCTCCGGGGGCTGATGTTTCGAATGATGCACGTTCAGAGAACTGGTTTAACAGCAGTGAAGTCGGCAGTACTTCATCAGGGGGACCCGGCCTCGACATGGGCACATCGTCACCTGATGAAAATACCGTTGCCGCCGATGCTGCCGCCTTTTCCGGCACATCAATAACGTTCATAGGCGCATCACTTGATGATGACGATGACGACACCGATGATACGGCAACAGCCGTTCCAGATACCTGGGCCGTGGGGACTGTGTTAACGATAGTTGCGCCGGACACCTTCACGATAAGCGCGTCCGGACTGTATAGCCTGATTTCTGGTGGCAGCCTGGATGAGCTCAAAGCCTATGTGGGAATGCCCGTCACGATGACGTATAACGGCGCAGATTATGATTTGTTTATCGCGAGTTATACGCCCGCCGTTGCACCGGTGCCGGGAGAAGGAGGCAATGCCGCCTCGCTGAATGCCAGTGCTGCTCCAACGACTTATGATTTTTCAGAGAACAGCGAGACCTTTACTCTCACCTGGGATCGTGCCAGCTATTCGGTTTCACTGCTGGCTAATTATGGAAATATGAGCGGCGTGGTTGATGCCGTTAATGGGCAGCTTTCTGGATCAGGATTAATTGCGGTCGATAATTCTGGACGCCTTTCTATAACCGAGGGTTCCAGCCCGTACATTGGCGGAAATATCAATAGCAGTGCCCTACCTGTATCGGTATTTGGAAGCTCGCCTGAGTTTTTGGACGGTACTGCATCAAGTGGCGGTGCCGCAGGCATTAAAACCAGCATTTCGCTTGCTTATGATTCTGCTAACGGAACGCCCTTTAGCGGCTTGCCGCTGGGATCTGAACGCCTGGCAATCGGGGTAAGAGGGAATGAGTATCAAATAAGCGCGATCGATACGCTCACGATTACCGTGGCACGCTTGAGTAATGGCGCAGCGGACACATCCTGGCAAGGTTATAACAGCCGTACCGTGTTGGATTTTGATATTACGGGCATTAACGATGACGTGAAATGGCTGGGACCATTTCTTGCCTGTCCGGAAAATGAGGTCACCGATACCTTTGAAGTAGATTTTTCATTCCCGAGTGGCATTTGTGCTTTCAGCAAAAAAGGGAAGAAAAAAAACGCGCGATGTAGACTGGGAAATCCAGTGGCGAAATTACGCAGAGGGTAACGGGTGGAACAGCCGTCAGGGTACCTATTCAGAAGAAAACGTTAATGGCATGGGGTTTAATGAGGTATTTAACCTCAATACCCCGGGACTTGTTGAAGTGCGTTGTCGCCGCCGTAACGAACAGGGAGAAGATAATGCGCGTGACAGCATGTATTGGAAAACCCTGCGATCTCGCCTGCTAACACGTCCAAAATCCTACGCGGGTGTGACCACCCTGGGTATCACGTTTATTACGGGAAGTAAGGTCGCTGCCCAGTCAGATCGGCGGATCAGCGTGGTGGCCACACGAAATTATGATAACGGCGGTGACAGAACCATCAGCGGTGCTATTTATCATGTTCTGACGTCTATGGGCTTTAAAGCCAGCGAGATTGATAAAACGACAATGGACGCGCTTGAAGCAAAATACTGGACACCTCGTGGGGAGACGTTTGACTTTTCTGCGGACAGTAGTGATAAATCGGCTCTCGATATGATTCAAACAATCACCAATGCAGGAATGAGTTATTTCCTTTTATCTGATGGGCTGGCATCCGTCGGGCGTGAGGGGATTAAAAAACTGGACGGGGGCGATTACGCCGCAAGAGACCACCGAATACTTGCAAACGGCATTTAACGCCCCTTCCGCCGATGACTATGACGGGGTT